GTCCGACTTTTACGTCCGGACGCAGATATTAAAACCTTCGACTATTTCATAGGAGTCCCTGAAAAAACCCCGCTCACGCGGGTAAAAAATTCAAAAGAACTCTAGTCATTAGACTAACGTTGGTTCAAATACCGCGTGCGATACGTTTTACTTCCTAGCAGGTGAAGTATTAAACTAATACTGATAGTTCCACTGTGGCTTTGCGACAATGGATTTTCACTTTGCTATGGCTAGGCATCTCTTGCATCGAATACAGAGACCTTTTCCTAATTTGTTTTTATACTCCATTAGGAAGAGTACTACGCTTAATATGGGTGATCACTAGATTTAAGTGACTCTTAGGCACCTCAGCCCAAAAGGGCGAAACCATTTAACTGTCGACCGCAGCCGGTACAGTACCTGCAAACACACGAGGTGTGCACAGGTAAAACACCAGCTGATAGTCAACACCAGCGGACTGGAACAGATCGATTGTAGGCCAGGTCGTTGGCGAATCAGAGTCTGTCACGAGGGAAACCCCACGTGTGCAAACTGAGAAATTGTCATTGACCAAGGTATTACTTTTAGGATCCACACCCCGCTTAGTATGGAAGGCCTGGATAAACCGGGTCGGCCAATACTGCGGAATGTTCGCAGAAACAGCAGTCTGCGTGGCAGGATTCGTGATAGTCACGCCTGCTCCAGAGTTGTAATCACCACGAGTCAGAGCTCTCGCCATACCACCATAAGGAGAAGTCCCCATGGAGTAGACGTTCGTCACACCATTGGTGTTTCGGAAAGCTCCCAAACTCGTGGGTCCATAATTTCGCGAGATTGCGATGGTCCCAATACTAGAGACTGAAGCTGGGGCTGGATTCACATTGACATGTGCATTTACAGACCCCCGTACACCAACAAAACAGTCTGTGATCCAATCCAATGGATTGTTCATACAGAAGTTATATGGCACGGAGGTCGTCACATTAGCAAGGTTGTACCCAGTTGAACTACGTCCTAACCCAGGGGGGATCCTCGAGTACACATTATATGTGGTCAGGAGGCCCTTGATGGTCGTGTTCGTACCACCACCGATACCCTGAGTCAGGATATAATGAGTGCGGTGTAACAAAGGACGAAACGATGCTATCGTCTCACCCGTCGTAATCGCGCCCAATTTTGCCTGGCTCTCGTTGGCATCAGAAGCAATACTTTCAACAGTCTCAGATGACTGGATCACACCTGTTGGATCTCGCAAGAAGACACCTCCAGGTAGTGACGTGGGAGCAGCGAACTGAAAGTCGTCACCAGCTCGAACAAAAACAAGAACCTTAATAGCCGCCGTAGTAGTGGGGCCAGAAAGGGTGTTTTGAACTCTCATCGTTAGAGATCCGTTGTAAAAAGCGGAGTCATACGTATAAGAGGGAGCCGAAGACGACGAATATGTCAGCGGAAATGTAGTGAACGTGGGCACGGTAAGTAGGGGGGCAGTAGCCTTATAGGGCACCGCAAACTCCACCTCCTCTTCCGAACTCAAATCCACAATCCGCGTGAAGTTCGTTGTCTCGGTGTCTGCGTTCCCGGAAATATCGCCATTAGGATCGTAGGATATCAGAACTCGACCACGATGGTACTGAGTCTTGATGAACTTGAACCTGTAGACAACACTCCCCCTCCAAAAGCGGAAGTTGGGCGAGACATACGTCACTGTGGGCATAGTGCGGAACCCACCACTCAGGTAAGCATAATGAGGCGACACGATCGTACTCCAAAGCAGCGTATCCACTGTCTGGGTTGAAAACGTGAAGCCGTCAATATAGCTCTCCTTAGTAAGTAGGTTTGTGAAGACCAAAGGGTCCTCCTCCTTAACGCCAGCCACCTCTGATGAGATGGTTACTTCGTTCTTGGGATCAAGAGCGAGTTTGTCAATCGGCATACGAGTCTCTGCATTCGCAAATGCGTGGAAAGACTTGTTTTGGAAGGCATGGACATCATCGATCATCGGTGGGTTAGAAAACCCAAACAATCGCGCTATACTAGCTGTCGCTCTAGCTCCTACCTCGGTAGCTCTAGCAAAAGGTCCAATAACTGGAACACTT